ATATATTTACCTCATAAAAATATACACCATATAATAAAATTATTCGTAGAAATGTTACCCTGTTCTACTTAAAGCATAAACAGAAACTTGCATTTGCCTCATCTCGTCGATAGTTGGATGTCTTCCATTGTTGACAGAAAAGTTATTTTTCATTTCAGAAACAGAAGCAACAATACTACTATCAGGTTTTGGATTCCCTTTTAGTATATTATTAATTGCATTTGTATCAATATCCATGAAAGGTTTCATATTGCAGAGAATACAAAGTTTGAGATGTTCAAGTTGATCAATTTCTGCTTTAGTTAAACTTCTTAAGTTTTTCTTATCAAAATGAGCAAGTATCGCAGGGTTGACTGATTCAGAAATTTTCTTCTGCGCTTCATATGCCCATAGCGTAGCCGCGACATTATCACTGCTTCTGGGAAGAACTCTCTTCTGTTTTCGCTTTTGTTCATCTCTAGCGTTAAAAGGTCTGCCGCCTTCTGGGTTTTCCGGTTGCTCGTTATCATTATCTTGAGGTGGGCCAAGCTCGATACGCTCTGTTTGAGGCTCTTCTCTTTCTACTATTTCCTCTTCTGCGGGAGGAAGTCCAAGGCTCTCTAAATACATGTCCTTATCTAACACGTCTTTAGTCATGGCCAGTTTAGCCATATCCTGTTTATGTTGAGGATTATGGAAAGGACCAGCTTTCTTAGGTGCTCCCGGATCATTTGTTCTAGTTCTTTCTTCTCTTCTCACTCTAATCTTCTCAATAGTAGGTAGCTCTCTAAATCTTTCGAGCAGCGTTTCGTGAGATATAATATCTCTATCGGCAAGCTGTACAAGTAACTGTTTCTGCGCAGCTTCATCTGAAAGTATAATTGAGTCAAAGTGTATCTCAGCTGGGAATCTAAAGCCCATGGCCTTTTGCACTAACTTGATTTCATTTATCCAGAAGTCTTTAAGCTTTTCTCTACCGTATTCCAATCTTTCGACTAGAGTCTTGAGGCTAACATAATTGTTGCTATATCCACCACCAGAAGCGGCTCCGGTTAGCGTTGGAGGAATGCCAAGTCCAGCATATATACTAGTTAGAACCGGCTGATATTTTTCTGCTCCTAAAAATTTGTAAACCTGAGTGCTACTTTCCTTGAAGTCAATTTCAGGACCCCATACTAAGTCCATAGTACCTCCGCCGACATTGCTGGCGAGAATATCTCTTAGCTTATTAATAGCGGCTTTGGTGGGAATAATCTTATGGTCTAAATCACCAATTCTCCAAAGTCTAACATTTGATATAGCTCCATCTAACGCAGCTAAGTCTGCGAGCTTCATCTTTTCAAGCATAACAATATCGTCTAAGATTGCATATATCATAGGGTTTGACCAAACGTTCCAGTCATCCTTCTTATAATGATACATCATAAACTTGTCTTTATCTAATGGTATTTCTCTTTCGCCTTGGGAAAACTTCGTGAGCAAGTAGTTTGGTAAGTTGCGACCTTTACCATGAGCGTCACCATTCATCATTAGTGAGTTGACTGTGTTTTTTGAGACTTTGATAACATACTCAATGTCACCAGTGAACATTGCTACATCTTTATTTTTTATATCAACAGCAAGAGGATTTAAAAAGTCATAACGCCAAGGAATCTCTCTTTTTGAAATAGCGATGTCTTCTATTTTCATATCAGGCGCAGCTGTACTTCTTTTGAGCTCGGCTTCTTTCTTCTTATTAATTTTAGCTGTTCTTCTGCGGATAGGAACGTTGCCGCATCTATACAGATAATTCAAGAATCTTTCTGATCTGTCTAAACCATCAACCTGTTCAAACCATTTGCGATAAAACTTTTCGATTGTCTTGTTGGGATGTACTAGAGTAATCCCTTGCGTAGCAAAGTCGCCCATCAAATCAATAACATTTCTAATGATTCCAACTTTGTCATAAGCCTGCATGCACATCTTGACTATTCTTTTTTGATGTGTAGGAATTGCTTCGCCGGGACGAAAAGCATTGTAGTCCCTGCGGTTAAAGCCGGGTCTTACCGACCTTTGTGTTTCGATGTCTATAAAAGTTCTATTGTCGTAGGCATATGACTTCTGTATACCATCGTAAGCATTAACATTATCAGCGGATAGCTCATAAGCCTTGCTTCTTTCTGAATCATCACCCCAAGTCAAGTATAGATCTTCTGACATTTGTATTGTTCCTTTGGCAATAGTATTGATAATGGTATTGTAAATTACTATACACAGTATTAATAAATATTGCCCATATTTTCTGTAAACCAAGATGGACCGTGATACATTGGGCCGTCGTCCTCTCTTTTTTCTCCCTCAGACTTTCTGGCAAATCCACCGTAGTGATCGTAAGTTCTTACAGTTCTTTCTACATCAAGCTGTCTCGCGCTCATGTTTGCCATAATCAAAGATGAATAGCGGTCTTTCCTCAATCTACTCTTTTTCCCTGCTGCTATCTTGACTTCTGGAGTATCCCATCGCTCTCTACCAGTCCCTGTTTGCGTCATAATAATCATAGACAGCTCATTCTTGAGTTCTTCTATTTCCATAACACAATCCTCTAAGGTGTCGTATATTCTACCCTCGATATTGTCTTCCTCGGCAGATAAGCCAAGACTGACTGAATCAAAGTCTGGGAATAGTACTAGCTTATCCTCAAAGTCTTTTCTTAGTCCGTGATTAGCCTCTGCAAGCCAATCGTATTTTGCAAACTGACACATTCTTAAAATATGTAATCCGGGCTCATCGTCTGTGTCTTTTGGTTTGTCGTAGTCTATAACGGGCCATATTTTTTGCTCGCCCTCTCTAACTTTGTCTTTGTCGTGCAGTGCCTCCATGACAGCGATACCACCACCCTGAGCATCAAGTGCAATCTCCATGCATGGAAATACTTTCATTAGGTTTCTAATTTTTCTAGCGCAGTAAGAATAAAAATCGTCTTCGTCTACAAGGTGCGCTTTTAACTGATCTCTGTGCTGACTTCTGTTTGTAGTCCACACATGAACTACTCTTCTGTGGCTTCCATTTAATTCTAGGACCACAATACTAAAATTATCAACCTCTGACGCTGGGTCAACTCCAAAGATATATCTCTTATTTGGGTCTCCTTTTAGCATAGCCTCAAAATGTATAGGTTCTTCGTTTATCGTAATATTGTTTGCTTCTGAGGCAACACAATTTTCTATTAGTGATCTTTTGAAAAAGCCTTGACTATCAGTTGTAAAACAAGCACCATACTCCATCTGAAAGATCCCAGAGTGTACAGTTGCCCTAGCTCTGGCTATCTGTCCCTCGTCCATGAATCCATCTGGAAGGGTCGTTACAGGCATGCGAATAACAGAATACTCATCCCAAGCAAAGTCTTCAGGTACATTTTCCCCGAATACCTCCTTTAGTCTTTGTCTGTCGCCTTTACTATTTACAATCGCTCTGTATCTTTTCCAATATTCTGCAAAGTGATTAAAGTCATAGTATGCTGTACCTGACAATATAATTTGGTTTGATTTTTCAGTTACCGGATCTACGTCAGTCTTTTCCTGCAGACTAACTCCAAGCTCCTCGGCTTTTTTCTTTTTAGCTCTATCTTTGACTTTTTCGATAGGTGACGCAGACACTGCAGCAAAACCAGCAACCACGTTTTCAAATATCTCACGAGGTATCGACGCAAATTCATCAGCGATAATATCATTGGCGCGCTGACCACGAATCTTACTTCCGTCACCGAGAGGTAAGCATGTAACAGTACTGTCTCCGATATGCATGACACATCTGTCTACATCTCTTCTGGGGCCACTGTTAGAGCCGCACAGATCCCTCAGAATCGGCGCGTTCTTCCAAATGGTGTCCATATACTCAAAAAGCACTTTGGACTGTCTAAAGGCCGCACCGACGACGATAATCTTTCTCCTCGGCATAAACAAAGCTCGAAGTAGAGGATATACAGAAAGTATAAAAGACTTACCCATACCACGACTACCAATAAGCATTGGGAACTTTTTATGCCACATCTCTTGAAGCAAAAGAGATTGGAACGGAGATATCTCAATGTTTAGTATATACTTACAGACAAACGAGAAATATTCTGGGCGCATCATAAGCCAAGCTATACGCTCAAGCATCTTGTCTGGATCATCATCATGAAAAAGAAAATCCATAGGATTAAATAAATCGTCATCTTTTACATCTATGCCGAGCCAAGCATCTTGTATTACTCTGTCTAGCTTCTTGCTTATATCAGCCACTATTTAAGCCTCTCTAATATTTTTTCTAATGAGCTATAATTCCCCTTGCCAAATACCCCATCTGCGAAGCCATACTCTACGGCCTTTTCTCCATTGAGAATCCAATCTTCTTTTACATTGAGTCTTCTTTTTAGTATAGCTTTAATTTCTACTGTTTTTCTTCCTTTGAACGCAGAACCCTTCTTGCATGCGTTGACATATATATCATACATTAGTTCTTTTGACCGTTTAAGGGCCTCAGCGTTCGATATAAACTGCTTTGTCGTTCCACTGGCCTCACAAGACCCTTCGTGTATTAACCACTCTGTATGAGGGTGTGTGACCCTTAGACCTTTACCCATGACCGCCTGCGGAATTATACTACCCATAGAGGATGCCGTTCCATAACATATGAATAAGAATTTGCACTTACTGGCTTTGATTGCATCATATATTGCAAACCCAGCGTTTTGATCTCCACCAATATTGTATTGATGAATAATAATTGGATTGCTATTCAAAGACTCAAGCATTAGCAGGTTCTTAATAAACTCGACGGCGTGCTTGCTTCCTAGCCCATCATCTCCAGATTCAAGAAATATTTCTCTTGTTTGAGACAGTAAACCGTAATCGTGCCAGTTAGATAGGGCTGAGTATATCTGTGTTCTATTAGGTTTGTTCATGGAACATCACATTTAACCTCTTGAATATGCTTTCTGTAACCTTCTGCGCATTCTTTGCGTTATCACAAAAAAGAATATGAATACCATACCAAGTCTGATATTCCATTAGCGCTTTCAGTATGTACTTGCCTGTTATTTTTCTGTTGGCTATTTCTCTTTTACAAAAGTCGGGTTTGTTATGCCACATATATTCAGAGAATATGGAGCGTGGATAATTTATCACATCGCTCATAGAAAACTCACAAATTATATATTTAAAGGGATACTCCTGTATGCGTTGCATCTCAGCATTAAATCTTTTCTTTTCTTTGCCCACATTGTTGGCGATCTCTTCTACACTCTTTTTTCTTTCGATACATACAGCATCTTCAAAACCTTCGAGCGTATAATCTCCGGTCTTAAGTGTTCCCGGCTTCATTCCGTCGCAGGCATCGCCACTGTGGAATATCCAGCCCTTCTGCTCTCTGGTGTCTTTTATGACAACAAACTTAGGAGTTTTTTTCTTAGCCATCTATCAACCCTAGTAAATAAGACTCGTAGTGCACCTCATTGCCTGTGACTTCCTTGTGACAATCATAACACAAGGTTATGCCATTACTCACGTCAAACCTCAGAGACGAAGCGCTAGCCCACTTTCTAATGTGGTGAACATACATCTTTCTCTTTTTTCCGCTAGTCTTACACATCTTACAGCGGAACTTATCACGCCTCAAGACATCCTTCCGAAACTTCTTGTAAGCCGGATCGTCGTAATTCCTCATCTATATCTGCCTCCGTCATTAACTCTGCTAGTCTTCTGAATTTGATTTCTGGTTCCCATCCGAGTTTTCTTCTTGCTTTGGACGGGTTACCAAGTAGGTAATCAACTTCAGCGGGTCTAAAGAACTCAGGGTCAATGTACACGTACTGGTTCCAATTACCAAGACCAGCGTGCCTAAAAGCGTGTTCCAAAAATTCCTCAACACTGTGTGTCTCTCCAGTAGCGATGACATAATCGTCTGGTTCATCTTGTTGTAACATGAGCCACATTCCTCGGACGTAATCTTTTGCATGACCCCAATCCCTCCTTGCTTTTAGATTCCCAAGTCTTAACTTAGGAAAATTCTCGTCTTTGCCAGAAGCAACAAACTTTCCAATCCATTTTGTTATTTTGCGCGTAACGAAGTTTTCTCCTCGTCGCTCGCTCTCGTGGTTAAATAAAATTCCGCTAGAAGCATGAATCCCATAACTATCCCTGTAGTTTCTAACTAGATGATGTGCTGCAAGTTTTGCAATCGCATAAGGCGACTGAGGCATAAAAGCTGTATTTTCGTCTTGGTACTTCCCGTCGTCAGTCAGTGTAAAGTTCTTGCCAAACATTTCGCTAGAAGAAGCTTGATAAAACCTAATATCATCAACTCTAGGTGAAACCCTGATCGCTTCCAGTATATTTAGACAGCCGCCACCAGTTACATCCCAAGTTAGTGTTGGCTGCTTGAAGGACGTTCCAACGTGTGATTGTGCGGCAAGATTATATACTTCTTCGGGCTCGTACTTATTAATAATATCAGAAACACAGAATCCATCTGTGATGTCGCCCTCAATGAGAGT